TATCCCGGCTCGCGGTTGGCGGCCCTGAAAGGCACGCTTGTCGGCCTGAAGCGCTATCTGGCTTTTGTCGACGCCGATATCATTGATCGCATCGCCCATCCAGCCCGGTTCACCTTCGGTCGCGCCGTCATCGGCCGCACGCCGATCGCGCACCAACCGTTCACGGCGCATTACCTCGTGCACGTCACGTTGCGCGCCCCGAAAAACCATTTTCAGATCGGCCGATCGGCTTTCGGCCGGGCCGCTCTTACATCCGTCGATCTTGAGCCGATCCGTCGCGCACAGCGTGCCATGGTCACCGCCAAGACGCCGGACACCCTCTACACCGTCAGCTTCGCATGGCGTCGACCGATCACCCTGCAGGACGCCGTCATGATCGACGGCAGCACTTCGCCGGGCGGTTATCGCCAGCGTCAATATCTTTGATACGAGGACCAGCCAATGCCCCGCGTTACTTTCTCGAATGCCGAAATCGCCGATCACACCGACTTTGAAAATGTCAGCCTGTTTGCCCAGCAGGATGTAGATGGCGTTTGGCGGGACGCGATCGGCTATCCAGCGCACTGGTCGCATTTTACCGTTGCCCGGAAGTCCGTGCAGGAGATCACCGTATCGCCCGGTCGCTATGTCGCCGGTGAAAAAGTCTATGCGCAGGCGGCTTCCAAAGACGTCAATCTTCAGCTTCAAATTCCGCCCGCAGCTTCTGACCAGCGCTGGGTGGCAATCCTGTTGCGCGGCGAAGAAATCACCGAAACCGCAAGCAGGCCTTTCGAAACATCGCAAGACCCGGAAACCTCGATCCCGGTCCAGCGCGTCACGCCTAAGACCGTGCGACGCATCGTTAATCTGATCGTGCAGGCTGGCGAGGCGAACCCGGTACCCGCAAAGCCGGTGGTGGCCGAGACCGACGCGTGCATCGCATTCGTCCTCCTGAAATCGACCGGTGTTGATGTCATCGAGCCGGGAAACGCCAGCCGCGTGAAGACGCTCTACGAGGTTGAGGGCCGCGTGACGGCGCTGGAAGTGAACCTCTCCGGTCTTTTTCTTCGTACCGAAACCATCGAGACGCAAATCACCAACATTGCCACCCGGCTGACGGATATCCCGCGTCCGGCGATCATCCGCCAGATGCAGCGCGATATCGGTGCCGCCAGACTGAAGGTCGATCTGCCTGACGAGGCCCGCGCTTATGTCTTTGACAATGGCCTCATTCCCGATCGGTGGGACTTGCAGCATGTCGACTGGCTGGCGCGAGTTGAGGAAGGCGTTCGCTTCGGCTTTGCTGCCATCACGCAGGCGCGTCTTGAAGTGCAGGCCGAAGATAATCCGCAGATCGCCTTCCGCACCCGTCGCATGGTTCCGGCCTTTGATGAGGTCGTGAAGATCGAGAACACCTCCCTCGACAGCACACTCAACATCTCGCAGCTCGTCCACACGCAAACGACTCTGACGCGGATGGAAGCTTCGCGCATTCGTCTGACCTATGGCCCAACGATGTGGGCATGCGAAAATCAGGCCGGGTGGGCTGGTCTGGGCGGCGACTCCCGCGTGGGCCAGATGCTGAACGTTGGTGGCGAGCAGTTCGAAGTTGTCGAGATCCGGGCGAACGGCGGTGTCGGTCACCAGACCTATGGCGTTCGCCAGATCCGCTACGAGATTTATAGCGAACCGTATTGGGAGTACGTCACCGAAAAAGTCGGGATGAATGGCTCGATCTACGCGCAATCGTTCCTTGTCGCCCAGCCGATGCTGATGACGTCTATCGACCTGCACTTTGCTCGTGTCGGATTGGATGGCGATGTCCACGTCGCCGTGGTCGAGGTTTCGACAGGAGGGACGCCGCTTTTCGACCGCGTGCTTGCGGTGAGCAAGATCGAACACAAGGACATGGCTGTCGGTTGGGTCAATTGCGTCATGCCCTATACGCTTTTGGAAAGCGGCAAGCGCTACGCCATCGTGACCGTGACGACCGGCGCACATGCGCTCTCGGTCTCCACCGGCAACAAATACACCGGCGGCACGCAATTTAACTGCACGGACGGCGTGTTCGCCCAAGGCTCTATGGATATCGACTTCTGCTTCAGGGTGAATGGAGCGCGATACCACAGCCCGCGCACCGTGGTACCGATGCAGGCACTCAATCTCGCTGACGGCATGACCCAGATTGACATGCTCTTCTCGGGATGGGTGCCGGGCGGCACGGCGCTTGTCTGGGAAATCCGGCCTTCGGGAACGACCGCGTGGGTCGAACTGGATGATGGCGACCCCGCCACCAATCCCCTCGTTGGCCTGCCGGCATCGGTGGAGCTTCGCCTCGTGATGGTCGGTACGGCTGATCTTCAGCCCATGATCCAGTTGGACGCGACCGCTGTCTCGCGTGTGGCGCGTAACCGCACCAACATGAAAGCGGTCAGCAAAGCTTTCGAATTCGGCATCTCGACCAGCGCGATCGTGACGCAATACACGCTGGATGCCTTTGACCCGGCTCATCACACCTTCACACCACGGATCATGGTCGGCAACAACGTGATCGCTCCTGGCACAACGGAAGTCACGATTGATCCGAGCAATCCAGCCCGACGAACGTTCCTTTCCACCTATTCGCTTGGTGCTGCCACGTCATCCGCCCGGATTCATTTTGCCGCCAACACCGACAACCCCGTCACCGTTCCGTTCCTTCAGGACGGTTTCATTTCCGCCCTTTAGCCCCGAGGCCTCCATGAAAGTCGACGAAAAGAAAACCTATGACGTCAAACTGACGCGGCCGGTAACGCTCGGACCCTTCCGGTATCGGCCACTCAACGAAATCGAAATGTCCGGCTCGGTTTTGAAAACCGTCATCGAGCAGGAAGGGGAGGATGTCATTGACTACGCCAACGCGCGATAATCGCTATCAGCTTCTCTCTTGGCCACCGACCGAGTTCACGGTTGACCTGTGGAATGCGGTGTTCGGCGATCTCGCCGATCGCATAACCAGCCGTGAGCAGTTGGAAGCTTCGTTCGAGACATTGAAGGCACAGGGCATACAGGCGTCACTGGATTATATTCAGATCAACGTTGCACCGCAGCTTGCGAACCTCAGAATTTCAATCGAACTGGCGCAGGAGCAAATCGATCAGATCATCATTGGCGGCAAGGCTCCTGACACACTTAAATTCGGCGGTCAACTGCCTGCCTATTATGCGACTGCGCTCGCATTGTCAGAAGGTCTCGCCGGAAAGGTGCCTTCCGCCCGCAAGGTGAACGGCAAGGAACTATCCGGCGATATTGTCTTGGATAAATCTGATGTTGGCCTTGGGAATGCCGACAACACCGCCGATGCGGATAAGCCGGTCAGCACTGCGCAAAAAGACGCCATTGAAGCCCGCATACCGTATTTTCAGAGCGGTGCGGCGCTACCTTCTACCGACATTGGCCCGATATGGCATGCTGATTATCGATCGGTCATGACATGGCAGGTGTTCAATGCCAACGGCGCGGCCTACGCGGGCTATGCGTCCGATATGGTGGGGTGCCCCTTTAAGGACGGCCAGCCGACCGCACGAGCGGGCTATGTCAAGCGGAATGGTGCATCGTTGTCCAAGACGGCCTATGCGGCGCTTTGGCATTGGGCCTTGCACAACGGGCGCGTTGTCGCACTCGGAAGTTGGGCAGCAGGCGCATTTGTTTTCGCCGATAATGGCGATGGCACCTTTAAGCTGCCGGATAACCGAGGGGAGTTTGAACGCAATTGGGATGACGGCAGAGGTGTCGATAGTGGTCGCGCACTTGGCTCATGGCAAGACAGCACCAACAAAACACACGTGCACACCGGAACTACGGATGCTTCCGGCGCACACGCCCACGGTATTCCGTCTCGCGTTTCCGACCAAAACCATAGGCATTTCAACAACCCCGGAACGGTTTCCGAAGGGGCTGAAGGTGGTGGCGTAGGGGGGGATGGAACCACGTACTCCGCTGGCAATCACGTCCACACCTTCACAACCGCCGCATCGGGAAGCGCAGAAGCGCGCCCGCGTAGTGTGTCGTTTAACGCCATCATCAAGTTTTGAGGCCATCCATGGAAATCTACAATTTTAATCCTGACGACGGCGTATATCTCGGCGTGTCGGTTGCCGATCCCGACCCTTTGAGCGATGGGGAATATCTCATTCCTGCATTTGCTACTATTCTTCGCCCTCCTGAAGAACGCGAAGGTTTTGTCTGGCGTTTTGTCGATGGGGCTTGGGGTTACTCTCCTGAAGGCGAGTATGAGACACCACCGGCAGAAGAACCCGTTGTGTCAGCCGCAATGGTCTCCAGCGAGCTGGATCGTCGGCTTGCTCTTGGTTTCGATTACAGTTTTGGCGACGAACGTGGCACCCATCATCTCGGTACCACGCCAACGGATATGAAACGCTGGACCGAAGAGGTCACACCGCTTTCTCAAGCCTATTTGAACATGGGTCAACCGGATGGACAAATCGGCATAAAGACGGAAACCGGGCCAGTTGCGGTGACGGCAACTGAATGGCAGCAAATCCTTCTCGCCGCCGGTGTCCATCGCCAGCCCATCTATCAGGCGTACTTTGCGCTGAAGGACATGGCCCCAATCCCGGCCGACTATGCCTCTGCGAGGTACTGGCCGTAGAAGCCAAGTAGACAGAAACGCTGAAATGGGTCATTGAATAGGTCTTGAATATCGCTTCAAGGCCCTTTCGGCCACCCGCTGTTACTGACAATGTCAGGCTCTCAGTAAATTTCAGTCGAACCTAGTTTGTCTCCAATTCGACCTTTGGAGACGGCTTATGGCACTCGATTTTAATCACGGCGTCCGCGTAATAGATGC